TCCCTTGGCATAGTTGGATGTATTACTAGTAAAGAGGGACACTGTGGAGACAGGGGTTGACCAGTCCTGCAGAATCCCCTTGGCATAGTTGCTCGTGTTGCTTGTGAAGAGAGAGACTGTGGAGACAGGGGTTGACCAGTCCTGGAGGATTCCCTTGGCATAGTTGCTTGTGTTGCTTGTGAAGAGGGCAATGGACGAAAGTCCTGAGGAAACTACACCAGAAAGGCCTCGTACCGTCGACGTAAGTTGCGAACTAGAGATGTAGTTTGCATTTCCAAGGCCCGCAACAGTGCTCTGAAGATTATCAGTCGTAATGCCTCCCCCTGTTCCTCCAGAACCAATCCCAATCACCGTTGAAACAAGCTGGGCCGTTGAAATGTATCCTATTGAGCCAAGCCCTCGCACAGTGGAAAAAAGATCCCCTGCATTAATTCCTGCAGCAGTTATACTTGCATAGAAATTGCCCAGCCCATCCACAGTTGAATTTAGATTTTGCTGAGTGAGTGTACCTCCTCCACCAGCACCTCCCGTCGACCAAAAGGTGTTTCCAGAACCGTCCGTATACAAGACAGTACCCGCAAGTGGATAAATAGAGTCGATGTTTTGTTGAATGTGTAGTTCTCCTACACGCAATATATCTATTTCGAACGATCTATACCAGCTCATCTACTAGTAATATAGGATTTATCTATTCAGATATTTATTTACCGCACGATTGTGCTTTAATAAGTATCTATTTCTTATGTCTGCGCGTTTTTCTCTTAGGGTGTTTCTTGGCTCGGCGGGTTCTTCGTCTGCCTCCTCGCATAGCACCTAGGCTTATAAGATTTTCAATCGCCTCTTGTTCTTGCTTATCTATATCTTTAAATTCTTGATAATCACGTTTTAAGGGATGATCCTCTCGAAGCCCATGAAGTATAGTAGTAGCTTCCTCCGTTTCGATTTTATCTAATTTTAAATAGGAATACGACGCAGCGACTATCGATTTAGACATGTAAGATTTGAAAATATTATATCTTATATATGCAAGTCTTCTGCCTATAGCATATGTTATATCATTTCTATTTTTTGAAGTTTTAGCAGAAATCCCCGATCCTGCAGTCTCTCCTAATTGTTCTACACTCAAATAAAGATCCTGTAGATCTCTATAGATGCTTGTTTCTGTATCTTCTAAATCCACAGTATACTCTGCCTTTAATTTAATATATTTTGAGTATAACTTATCGTGATTTAATAAAAGGCGACGTAGTACACAGTATTTATATGGGTAGGTTGATCGATCTGGCTCTGTAACCCCATCCAAGTGCTGAAACTTGTGCCGATCATCTTCAGTTATAAGGTAACGATCTAACACCGAATACAAATTCATATTTCGGTCCGATACGTATTCTCCTTGTATTGCTTTGAAATTTTCTAGAGAAGATTCAGTTGTAGTCTCTTGATTACGAGATTCAACTAAGGCATCATCGCCTCCAATAACAACTGGCAGTATAGTACTCACATCAGCTTCTGAAGTAATTGCACGCTTCTTTAAAACAATAATACTTCTGTCGCGTATATCATAGAAAATATCTTTGAGGGTTTCACGGCCACCACCCGCTTGCACTGCTAGCATAATATCTAGAGTTTTCTTCAGATTCTTCAAATTGTCTGTCATATAGGCTACACGTCTACCCACCTCCCCAAAAGACTCTTGTGTAAGTTCTGCAAGGGGGTATCGTATACCAACAGCTTTTATAGAATCTCGAATAGGATATACAAGCTTCTCCATATAATTTTGATATGCGATGGTCACCGTTACATTTCCACCTCGGCGTATCGCATTGATCAGATTATCGAGTACTTCTCCCTCTCTTTCAGGAATTCTTTTTGTATTACGTATATGTGTATTCTGTGTGATAACGTTACTTATCATAGCTCGTAAGGTAGATGAAGAAAGTACCTTTCTTTGTCCCAGTTCATCCTCGAGGCCCATGCCGTCTATAAGGGCGAGCATGTTCTTACATTCTGTTAGAAGTTCATTAAGTTTAGCCACAGGGGTAGTGTTTTGAAGGTTAGATGATGTAAGATAGATCTGCTCGATATAATTTCCAAAAGGTTCTGTGGAGATAGAGGTGGCTTCGGCAGTGGTCTTTTCGATATAGGCTGTTGTTGTAACTATTTCATTTTGTATACTTTTCTCTAATGCGCCCAATGCAGCAATCTCCTCCTTTAGTTTACCTTCATCCGTTCTTCCTCCCGCCGCACTATTTTTGAAATGAAGAAGCCAGTGATCTCCCGTGGGGAAATGGATGGTGAAAAATACGTCTACGCCAATGAGAATACAATATGAAAGAAGTACCTGGTCATGCGTTAAGACGCCCAGTTCGCCAGTACCCTTTATTGCTTGTAGAGTAGGCCTTTCATTTTTATGACCTTCACCCCCTATAAGTTTATAGATTCTATATAAATCAAGCAAACAAAGACCCTGGGCCCAGTCCCCAATTCTCTTAATAAGGAAATTTACTAGGATTTCCTTCATTTTAACTTCACCTACCGCACCGCGTCCATAGGCTTCTAAATACAGCTGAACAGCCTTAAACGAAGCCGTCGCGATTTGAGATTCATTCTTTAGATCATCGACCACCACCTTTGTAGTATCATTTATAACGAATTCTCCGCGAACAGTTTCCCCCCCAGGTAGACGATGGGTCGTAAATGGAATCGATGCATAGATATTCGCATTTTGGGAGGGATCCTCCTCACTTGCAAATAGAGGGTATGAAAGCGTGTCCTGTATATCCTCATAGAGAAAAATATTAACATTGTTGTTCTCACCCTTTACATAACTATCATACCCAATCTTTCCAGCAGAATCACTCTTGTTTTCTGAACTCGAAAGGAGATTTACTGTAAGGGGTACAGCCGTCCCAGAAAGATCTACATGACTCTGTTTGACGCCTTCCACTGTTTGGATTTCAGGGTCGAGCGTAGGATCTTCAAAGCCTTGTTCAGCATTCTTACGTAACTCTGTCATCTTCAGATTGGATGCATCCACAATAAGAGTAATTCTATCGTTGCCGCCAATTAATGTTTTTATGGCTTTTGAAAGGCACGATCTCTTATGGTTTCTTTTGTATCTAACTGCGTTTATAACATAATTTCTTACAACTCCATTTAAGTTCGTGTTTGTCTTTCGTATGTCCTCAAAGTGGTTATACTCGGAATTTCGTAGCATAGTTTTTATAGGGTGCATTTTCACTCCTATCATGTAGTCAATTGTATTTATCTCATCTGTAACATCAACTGTACCATCAGGTCTATTTGGGGGATTTGGGTTTAAGTATAAATTTTCGGGAGAGAATATCTTATGAATATGGTCTTTAAAAAAATCATATACCGATAAATCTCCGTATCGTAAACGCAATGTAGCTACAGCAACCAGACGATTCTTGAATGTTTGACTCGATTCAAGAGGAATTGCATCAAATAATTCTTTCATTTTTGTACTCCCAAAGTCGTGTCTATTATCACTCTTTGCTAACATCCAGAATATATACTTTAATCGTTCACGGATCCCTGCTGGAATACCCAGGTCAGGGGCCCTTGCTGCTTGAGCAGAAGGCTGCATATCTACAGTAAGAGCACAAAAAGAACACAAAAAAGGCGTGGGTTGCTGTGGACACACTTTAATATAACCGGGGCCAATCGGTTATACTATGTAGCAGTGCGAATGATAAAGCATTCATTGAGACAGGCTCCCCTATATGGTGTTGCTGTGCGGAGCCTTTTCAATAAATACTTTATAAATATACTGGGGTTTGCTGTATGCACCCTTAAGCCGGGTGCTTATTAGATTTAATAAGTGGGTTTGCTGTATCCATCCTTATCAGGATGGGGATCGTGAATCAACATAGTGTAACGTCGTGACTCTATTTTAAGGAAGCCTTGGCTTCCTTAAAATAGAAGTCCAACGACCTAACTGGTAATAAACTCTGCAATAAAGAAGCTCTTTGAGCTTCTTTATTTCTGAGTATCACCGGTATGTATCCTTTTCACACTGAATTTTTTGGGAAAGCGGCCCGTCAATTTTTAGGCCTTGAGGCTGCGAAGCTTCTCGCGAATCGGATCGTACCGTGCGTCATCGAGCTGCATGCGCAGAGCCTCTCCAGGAGTCTGCACCCTTGCACCCTCCTCCGTGAGAACCTTGAAGAGACTCGGGGACCAGCCGCTCAGCATGATAACACCCTCTGTGTCTGCCGTTGCGTGGAAGTCGCTGCAGCTGGCAGAGACGTTCCAGATAACGATACGGGGAGGAGTCCAACCACCGAGGCCACTGTCTTCGAGTAGACCCCACATGTCCTCGCCAGCACGGCGGAAGGCCTCACGGATCATCTGAATATGCGTCTGCCACCCACCCGTCTTCACCACATGGCGGTAGCTGTGCCCTGTGAAGAAGCTGGTCTGGTTAGAACCACATGCGGCATCCCACGCCATGTCCGTGATCACGATGAGATCCTTTGGCTCACCTCCAGGGCGAACCCGCTTGGCCTTCAGAGTGGCCAGTACGAGGTCCATCGCCTTCTGGAAGTCGGTACTGAGACCCTGGCCACAGTTGCCAATGCTAGCTGTGCGGCTGAAGATATCACCAGGGGGAAGCGTGTGCCATCTCGGCGAGGAGTCGAAGGTGAGAAACGTGTCCTTGAACTCGTCGCTGGTCACCTCTGAAATCAGAAGGCCCATGGCCATCGAGACCCAATAGGGCGTATCACCATTCGGCCCGCTCTGCATAGAGCCACTGAAGTCGCACATGGCGATCGTGCGCCCAAGACCACCCAGAGCCTTTGCATTCTCCACCATGCCATTCCAAACAGCGATGAGGGCGTCACGCTCTGCACCCTCATTGCTTTCGCAGCGCATGACATCCTTGATCACCTGGTGCGGGTAGCGGGTCACAGAGCCATTCACCTTTGCATCACCCTTAGCAGCCTTCGCCATGTGCTCCTGGAAGTGCTCGCGACAGGCCTCACGATCCTTATCATCTGGGTGGCGCAGACCGTGGCTCATCTTCTTCTGATTCAAGAAGGCCTTCATGTGCTTGGCGAGGCAGACACCAGGAACCGCGGCGGGCTCAATCTCTGCCCAGACACGGCCGCACATCTTGATCTCCGTCGTATCGAGGCGGCGATTGAGGCCAGCAACCAGATGGCGGTACCCCTTGAGGCGCTGGCTCAGCTTTGGCTCAGTAGGAAAGAGGTGGGCGGCCATCGCCTTCGCCAGGCCCGTGTTCTTTCCCTCACGGGGCGCCCACTTTGCACAGAGGCTGATGCTGGCCTCTGGATTGGCTGAAGCATCCTTCTTCAGCTGGGCTGCAGCGATATTCACGACGACCGCTTCGTCTAAGGTGAAGAGGTCGCGCCAGCAACCATACTCGGGTACAAGATCGAGAAGGCCGATCATGAGATCGTGGCGCTTCTCAAGAAGCACCTCTACCATCTTCTTGAAGAGCTCTCGCTCTCCCTTGCCGCCACGAACGTCGCGGGTCTGGAAGGCGAGAACAAAGGCATCCTCCTCCGACAACTCGAGCGCCTTCGCAAAGAGATCTGCGAGGTCGGTCGACCAGCCTCCACGTACAAGGCGCACTGAGAGATCTACAAGGGCATCCCCGCTGCTGCTGTAGACATCCGAGCCCTTCACACCCTCGACCTGGGAAACAGGAACCTTGGAAGACGACATCTTACTCAGGTTATGCGATACATAAGAAATACGAAGCCAATCCTTCAAATTTTGGCGGCGAAGCCTAAATAGATGGCACCCTCATATAGTAGATGAACTTTGAAACCATAATCGTGGGCGGCGGCCCCGCAGCCCTTCAGCTCGGATACTTCTTACAAAAGGGAGGACACAAGTATGTAATCTTAGAAAAAGCACCTATCGCGGGCTCCTTCTTTGATCGGTATCCCCTTAGCGGAAAGCTCATTTCAATCAATAAGAAGCACACGGGAAGCTCAGACCCTGAATTTAATCTCCGCCACGATTGGAACTCGCTCCTCTCAGATGATGAAACTATGCGATTCACGAACTACTCAGACGAGTATTATCCTGATCAAAAGGATCTCGTGCGGTACCTCAATGATTTTGCGACAAAGTTTCAGCTAAATATCAAGTATAACTCAGAGGTTCTTGAAATCAACAAGGAAGAGGATAGTACCTATAGTCTTGATGTAATTCACGACGGTAAGAAAGATATTAAGGAGTTCACGTGCACCAAGCTTGTGATTGCAACGGGTCTCTCAAAAGAAGTGAAGCCCAATTTTGTTGAAGATGTCAAGAGGAAAATCATGCATTACAAGGATTATCCTAAGGACTATTTTAAGAAGGCCGAGAACCTTGAACAATTTAAGAATAAGTCTGTTCTTATTATTGGTAGCGGAAATTCCGCATTTGAGTTAGGAAATCTATTAACACCCTATACAAGTAATATTGTGATTTCAGGAAGATCTACGAAACCATGGGCGATGACAACACACTATACTGGAGACTTACGTTCAGTTTATCTTCCATTTTATGATACATTTCTTTTGAAAAGTCAGAATGCATTTCATACGGGGGAGAGTAAACGGCGTTTTATTGATCAAGAAACATCTGCTGCCCCATATGTTCTTTCATTAAAATGCTCGGCATCATGTGAAGTAAAGCATACCTTTACGTTTGGTTCAAAATCAGAGTTTGATCATGTTATTTATTGTACGGGCTGGAAGTTTGATGATTCTCTTTTCCAGTTTGAGGTCGCAATTGTACAGAATGAGAAATATCCTTCAATTAATATGAATTATGAAAGTGGAAATAACAAAAATCTCTTCTTTATTGGTTCTCTTATGCATGCACATGATTATAAGGAAAGTTCGGGTGGTTTCATTCATGGATTTCGCTACCTTATAAAACTTTTCTATCAAATAAATTATTCGAATAAATATGATCTACAGACCTTTAATGTAAAAGGTAATTTTAAACCTCTTCTGGATTATATTTATAAGAGAATAAACCAATCTTCTGCACTCTATCAAATGTATGGTAAAATGTGTGATATATTTTACCATGATATAAAGAAAGGAGAGGTCGTATATTATTCAAATGTACATATAAATCTTCTTAATAGCAAAATGTTTAAAGAAATAAACCAGTATTTCTATACTCTGAATTTTGAATATGGAACAACTTTAATTACAAATATAAAAGAACTCGGTAGAAATGAAGTAACGATAGGGAGAGAAAGTCATTCCTTTCTTCTTCACCCTATCTTAAATATATTTTTACCTGACGAAAATGGGCAAAAGGTTATAGTTGACAGGGTGCATTTCTCGGAAGACCTTCTAGCGGATTTTTCTGACAAGGATAAGTATTACGAGAAAATGGGGAGGGCATTGCGTATGTTTTTCTGAGACCTAGTATTATAATCCCTATACACCATGCGATGCTGCCTATCGTTCGATGAAAGAGTTCTTGTCGACGATAGGGCAAATCCTCTTTTTATATACCAGTTCATAACTGTAGGATCATCGACGGGTATTAACCAGACACTTCGTACTACTCCATGAAGGGTTCTTTGAACCACCTCATGAAGTAAATCACTTCCATACCCGCGACCCTGGTATCGTTTCGCAATACCGATATACTTGATCTCATTACCGACAACGAGTGCAAATCCTCGTAACTCCCCCCTTGGAGAAAAGAGTCCAACCGAAGAGGGAGATCGGCCCTTCCAGGTTGCGTCAAAATAGGGTACTTCCGATGAATCAAAAATTGATTTGAAGAGAGAGAATACGATCTCTTTCTCGTTGGGAAGAAACTGGCGAATTGGCTCAAAGAGGATGCCCATGGTTCATCTGTTTAGTCGCGCGACTAAAAGTATGGTCTAAACAGTCTAGCAATTCTATCTGTAGACATGAATCCGTGGCGTATCTGGGGATGGCCCCTCTATTCGAACACCTTTTCCTACATCAACAATGGGTTCTTCAGGGCCCTGAAACATATGGGCCACGACGTTGAGTGGCTCGACGATACTGTCGAGAATGGGCTGGGCTCATTTGCAGCAGGCACCATATTTTTGCTAGAAGGCCAGGTAGATATTCATGTACCGAAGAGAGCCGATTGTTTCTATATTCTGCACTGCTGTGAGAAGAAGAAGTACTTGGCCGCTGGGATTCCTGAATCTAATATCCTCTGCTACAATGTGCTTGATTATCGTCAGGGAAAGCTCTATGGACCTAGTATGGTTGGAGAGGAAGTGGATGGCCGGTGGTGGAACCGCTTCATGAGCTATGATGTACCAGAGACTGTTCGCCTTGCCGTTGATAATTGGACACCAGGACGCAATGGTGAAGGAAACTCTCTGCATTTTCCTTGGGCCACTGATCTTCTTCCTTCCGAGATCGATTTTAATATGCAGAACCTAGAAAAGATTGCTGCGATTCCTAAGACGGGTGTTCATTTCACTGGATATAATATTAGTATCCAGTGCGAGTATGAGAGGCTTGTCCGCGACCACTTTGGACTCCCTTATACATCTCTCGGAGGGTACGAGCATCGCAATGTATCTATAGAGGAAAATATCTACAGAACCCAGTCGAGTCTCTTTGCACCCGCTGTGCAGCCCGACTATCAGCAGGGATGTGGATATCTGCCGTGCAGAATCTTCAAGAATCTCTCCTATGGTGCCTTTGGAGTTACGAACAACCCTGGAGTTGCCGACTTCTTTAAGGACTATCTGGGTGGTGCTATAGTATACGATCTAGATCTGGTTAGCCTTACGCAAAAAGCAATTGCGCGTGCTGGGGCGCGTGACTTTGAGGGTGAGAGAAAGGCGATGCGGTTTATCCGCGATGAGCACACCTATATCAATCGTGTGAATGCCCTGAAGGCTGGGTTCAGACATCACTGGGCTCTCCTTGGGATTACTCCTTTACTGCTGCAGTAACGGCGTTACCGGTGATACTCGGGGTGCTCAATCAGGTAGACTGCAGCATCTTGGGTAACCTCATCCTCGCCACCCGCAGTGTCCTCAAAGGTGTCGAAGTTCCAGAGTCTCTCATCCCTGTTAAAGGAGCCCTTCTGCTTGAGATAGTGGATGACCTTCAGGACAAAGAGCTGCCACTGGCGGGAGCCGAGCTCCCCAGTCTGTGCCTTTACTTCTGCGAGATCTAGACCAGAGTCAGGATCGAGGAAGTAATCATAGCACTCGACAAGAATGTTTGCAACATTCTTTACGAGATCGCCCTTGATTGCCTTCTTCCAGTTGGACTTGTAGTGGGCACGCGTCTCGAAGGCAAGGGCCATGGTCTCCATCTCCTCCTCGAGGAGCACCTTGTCCTCGATAGGTGCCTTCACCTCAATAGGTGCCTTCACCTCGATAGGTGCCTTCACCTCGATAGGTGCCTTCACCTCAATAGGTGCCTTCACCTCGATAGGTGCCTTCACCTCGATAGGTGCCTTCACCTCGAGAGGGGTTGCAGCTGTGCATCCGTGAGTCCGCTTGTTCCAACAGGGATAACAATGGTTCATTCCGAGCATGGTCGGCCCCGTATCTCCGCATTCTGGGCATGCACGGCCGCGGATGAGAGAGGCGATGTGGTCGCGCACAGCCTCAAGATCGACAAGACTCATTTGGTTCGTCAGCATACAGACGGGTACAACGAGGGGGGAGGCCATCTTAGAAGATAAACTGTACAATAGTATTGGCTATTAATACCTTCAATTTTTACAAAAAAATGCGGATTTGTGTTGTTTTTGCGGAGCGAGTTTTTTTTGTCTTTTTTTTGTTTTTACCACAGGTTCTCTGGAACATCATACGAGAAAGCAAAGTTGTTGCAGAGGATGCGGGCAATGATGACTTTCTTTGTCGCAGGATTCTTTGGCATTTCGTCCCAAGAATAAAGTCTGTTAAGTGCTTCAGCTGGGTTCATATTGAGAAAGCCCACGCGGTAGAGAGCTTCTGCGAGATCAGTCTCAGTCTTTGTCTTTAGCACAACAGCCACCTTGCGTTCCTCCACAATGGAGATGAAGTATGCTACAGCGGGAGGCGACGCGAGCAATAGGCAGATCTTGCCGAGCTCGCGGAGCCTCTTCGTAGCATTCTGCGCCTTCTTCCAGAAGAGGTCTGCTTCCTCCCTGATAGCCTTCTCCTCCTTAGTTGGGGGTTGCTCGCTGCCGCGCTCGAGCTCCAGCTTATTACTCTTCTCACCAAATCTGGTGTGGGCTTCATACATCTCCTGGCGGAACTTGTAGAGGTCGTTGTGCCAGAGGCGAAGGAAGACGTTCTTCACCACAGCGTCAGCCTCCTCGCCAGCAGTGGGAAACACAGCGAGGTAGTCCTCAATGTCGAACTCCTGTCCGAGGAATTCATTCCACTCAAGACACGCTGTGTTCTTATAGTCAGCCCTATCTGCCTCGGGCCAGTCGAGAACCACGCCGTGAAGGCGGCGGTAAAGCTCTGCAAACGGTGGCGTAGTCAAGAACTTGGGCTCTCCGTCCTCATTCAGGGACCACCAGTCCAGCGTCTGGCCTCTCGCGCTGAGATACTCCAGCTCCGCGACCACAGTGTCGAGGAGCTGGGTAAATGCGTCGGAAAGGTTGAAAACCATCTTGGGCTGTTGGTGCACGTAGGTGTGGTCGACAGATGCGTAGGGTACGGACATTTTGCGCTTGAGTAGTTAGATATGTGTGTTTGTGGATGTGTGTCTGAAACTGTACTAGGAGTACAGTGGTCAGACTACTTCAATTTTTACAAAAAAATGGGTTTGTCTAGAGCGCTTCTTTTAGACCAACGAACATTTTAAAATGTTCGTTGGACGGCGGCCCGCGAACTTTTCTAAACAAGATTCAAGCGCAAAATGCCGACGGGAGGCTTCGCTTAGTGGCGGTTTGAAATGTTCGCGGGTCTAATATCTTACTCGTCCTCAGGGTTGTTGATCTGAGGCGCGCGGACATTGTGGCCGCCGCACACGTCGCAGAAGCCATCCGTAAGGTAGGAGCAGACGCACGTGCACGGAGGCTTGGCTGCCTCAATCCCGTCTGCGTAGAAGCGGGCGATGATCTCGTAAATGCGGGGCTGCATGCCAGGTTGGCGCGCAACGGTGGGTCGCACGCGGCACTTAAAGAAGCCTGGTGCGAGGCAGTTTGCTACGCGCTGAAGAACGTCCGTCTTCTCGAGAACCTCGCCGAGCTCGATGCCGTCTCCGTCGGCCTCCTCCCACTCGGCAACTGAGTAGGTGCGGAGGACGACCGCGTGGCTGTAGTCACTGTGAGACTTCGCGATGGCTGCCTCAAGGGCAGGAAGGAAGGTGATCTTTGCGTCCCGCAGGATGTCGCGTCTCACGGACCAGCGGCGGCTGTCAAGGCGCCGCTGGTGGACGACAATCTCGCGCTCCTCCACAAGGCGGCGAAGGGCGTTGATATTGTTAGCGAACATCTTGGCTTCTTGATTACAGATGTGTATTTCTGAAGCGTATCGGCTACCTGGTGGCTGAATCAATTCAATTTTTGGTAAAAATAAAATAAATAAGCTCTTGAATATCACCAGTAAGAATAAGTTTACACGAGCCTCTCAGCACGGAGGCGCTCGTAGAGAAACATGCTCGAAAGAGCCTTTACGTCATTGCAGACGCGCCACATCTTCTTGTACTCGACGAGGTCGAGGACGATCACCTCGCCCTCGTCGAGATTACCTGTGGCCTTTCCACGCATGGCGTCCAGCTCTGAACGCGTCACCGCGCGGCGGTGCAACATGAAGCGCAAGAACTCGTCACATCCACCTGGGCTCGGGTAGACTCCATCACCGAGCGCGAGCCCCGTCAGATCAATCAGATCAGCTGAGGTGAGGTCGAGACCCGTCTCCTCCTTCATCTCCTTCGCCGCCACACCCGCAAAGGCCCCGCTACCGTCGAGCATTCCTGCAGGAAGCTCGAGAAGGTCGGCACGGCCAACAGGAACACGCGGCTGGCGTGTGCAGAGAACCCACTCCTCATCCTCGCACTGCAGGATCACCAGAATTGAGACGGCGCCTCCACGGAGAAAGCAGATTCCAGGGATCCGCTTGCCATGGAAGGTTGTAATCGTCTCGATCTTCAAGAAGCCGACGCGGGGACCGAAGTAGTCCACACTCTGCACACGGATATTCTCGACCTTCAACTCAGCCTCCAGAGACGAGGCCCAGTCCTTGAAGAGCTTCGAGTCGATGCAACGCTGCAGGTCGATGCCGTCTGCAGCCTCGACGGGGACAATGGTGTCGTTGATCTTAAAGGAGGCCATTTTGATCGAATACGCTTCATGGCACGCGAGCCGTTTCAAATTTTTCATGAAAAATAAATAAGGTTTTTTATGATTTGTTTAGTAGCGGTGGAGCGCAAGATCGCGATCCATCCGCGCGAGATCCTCCTCATCTGCCCAGCAGAGGCAGGTCATACGGCCGTTCTCAACGGGCTTTCCGCAGTCGCAGTGCTTCTCATCGTGCTTGTAGGTTGCGACCAAGATGGCCTCATCTTTCACCACCTCCAGGGAGGAGGAGACGTGGTAGTCGTGCTCAAGAGTGTGGACCTCGACCGTGTAAACGCCGGGAAAGTCGAGGATCTCGCCGAGCTGCTCTCGGAACTCGAGGGAGTTCACGACGTCTCGCATGAGGATCTCGCCGATCTTGAGTTCCCAAGGGAATGTCCAGAGGGTAAGCTGCAGGGGCATGTGCTGGCCGAGAACCCTCGAGAACGCCCGCCGCGGGATCATTGACAGAACGCGCGTGAGAGAGGAAGACATCTCAACAAAACAGAGGGTATTGTTTTGAGATGGATACATAAAAAGATAAGGGTGGTAGTTTCAAATTTTTACCGGCAGGCCCTGGGACGTTACTCAGACTTCTTCAGAATAGCGCATCCTGCATCCCAGACAATCTCATCACAGCCACCGGCCGTGTCCTCGAAGGTGTCGATGCGGGCATCACGGCGGAAGCTGTCCTTGTTATGGAGATCCTTGATGATCTGCAATGTGAAGAGCTGCCATGGGAGGCTACCAATCTTGCCCAGCTTCTTGACTGCGGCCACAATGGTCTCGTTGCCCTTGCGCCAAGGGCCATGGCAGCCGTTCACGAGGCCCTGAACGTTGTCGAGCAGACCATCAGCAATAGCCTTCTTCCACTCAGCCTTGTTGGCGGCGCGTGTCTCGAAGGCGAGAACACGCTTCTTCATCTCAGCATCGGAAAGCGGACGTGTCTCCACCGGATTCTCCAGCTCCCACAACTGCTTCTCAAGGGCCGCGAGGTGGGTAGTCTGCAGCTTGAGCTGTGCCTTTCCCTGCTCGACCAGCATCTTCAGGAGCTCGATAGAGGTTGCCATTATATCTATTGATGTAATGGTATACCCATAGTCTCTGTATCGCTGCTTCAATTTTTAATGAAAATAAGTAAGTTTTTTATAAGATTTCTTTACCGTATGAACTTAGTCACGACGTTACCGGGCTTCCTCCTCAAGAATCTTCATTCCCACATTCCATGCAACCTCATCACACCACAACCACGTGTCCTCAAAGGTATCAACAAAGGTGCCCCGGCGCCAGAAGCCACCGCTATCGTGAAGATTCTTGATGATCTGCAGCACAAAGAGCTGCCATGTGAGGCCGCCGAAGGGACCCAGATAGGCCTTGAATTTCTGGGACCTCTCCTCAGCCTCCTCCGTTGCATCCTCTCCCACATCAATTGCAAGATACGCCCGATAGGTATCCTCATTAAGGATATTCTGCATGTTCTCCAGAAGGCCCTTCTGTAAGGCTATCTTCCAGTCTAACTTGTAGGCGAGCCCCCTCTCCATAGCCAGAATACGCTCCTTCATCTGGTCCTGCGTGAGAGGAGGATTCTCAAGCTCATGGATATTCTTCTTCGCGATAGAAAGCTGGATCTCGTGGTAGTTCGCAAGAGCCTTCCACTGGTCGAGAGGAGTAGAGCTTGCCATTATATCTGTTGATGTAATGGTATACTTATAGTCTCTGTATCGCAGCTTCAAATTTTCATTGAAAATAAATAAGTTGCTCTCTTCTTTCTATTTTGTTTACTCGTCCTCGGGGTTCATGATCTGTCTCGGTAGGCGGTACTCGATCTTGAAGTAGATGAGGCCATTCTCGTAGAGCGGCTTCACCTTGATGTTCTTTCCTAGCTGAGACTCAAGGCGGTCCAAGGCGTCTGTGCGGTAGATCAACTGCTTGATGCTGAGCCACTTCGTCGGAGAGATAGACGGGATTCTAAAGCGGTAGTTGGGATCGTAGCTGCGCCCTGCGTAGACCCAGAGCTGTTCTGGGCGCGAGGAGAACTGCATCCTGTTGAGGAGCTGCTGCTTCAGATCCCGCTGGATTTCTAGATCCGTCATCTCATCTACGAAGACGTTCACCACCGACTTCTCGAAGAATTCCTTGCTGCGCTCCCGCCACGTGGCCGCGAGCTCAACATCATCTGAGGCGGTAAGAAGGCGGAAAGGCATTTTTGCTTTGTCTTCAGGATACTACCTCCTCATGTCGCAGCCGAGTTCAATTTTATACAATAAAAAAAGATAATGTTTCTTACTTGCACGGCTCGCAGTACTTCATGCCCAGGGCTGTAACGGGCCTTTCTTTGCAGTCTTGGCAGAGAGGGAGCTTAGTAAACACCTTGAAGCTGCCGTCTGGCTGGCGGACACGGATCACCACCTTCTTAGAGGCGGGAGAGGGCTGGCGGGTCGGCATTTTGCAAGAGGATGCCGATCTACAGGGGGGTGATGGTCAATTTTTCTCCACCAGCTCCTCTGCATCCATAATGAGATGGTTAATACGATCGATCTCTGCATCCACCGCACCCATCTCATCGAGGTTCATCTCTTGCTGTTCCTCCTCCAGCGCGTCGCAATACGACTCAAGAACCTGAATGGCGCGGAGGAGGAGGGGCGTGCGGAAGATGCGGTCGCTATAGAGCAACTTCATCTCGCGCCGCAGAGTGATCGCGTCTCGCTGGAGGGCCATGGCCTCATGGAAGCTGATCGCCCGCAGCTCTGCAAGGATGTCGCGGAAGATCCTCTTTGCTGCGCGCGGCTTAGGCGAGGCAACAGAGGACGACATCTTTGTTGTAAGGCAAGGATACTATCAGAGGAGTGCCCCGCCAGTTCAATTTTACACACGCAAAAAAAATTTGTGGGTTTTGTTTGGCGGGCGCGTTTGTGGGTTTTGTTTGGTCGCGTATTTGTGGGTTATTTAGACGTCGAGATCCTCCGGCTTCTCAGCGTCCGTGTCAATCTTGCCGTCCACACTCATGTGGCCGTACCACTCCATGTCCTCCGTGAGAACGTCCCCGCGGTCATTCTTCAAGAGCTTGAGCGGCTGCTTGAGGCCCTTAACTGAGAAGTCGAAGGGCTCGAAGTCCATCACGTCTGCGGCCTCGGGCTCAGGGGCGGGCTTAGGAGCGGCCACAGCCTTCTTCTCCTTAACCTTGCGCTCATGCTCCGCGAGCTCCTCGGGCGTCATGTCCGCCTTTGCCTTGCGGCCGCGCTTCTTGGCGGGGGGCTCAGCGACGGCGCTAGGCGCGGACGGGCTCTTCTTAGACGCCTTGTCCTTGCCCTGCTCGACCATCTTGGAGATGGCGGGGGGGTCGGCGAGCCAGGCCTTGTAGGCCGCGGAGATCTGGGCGGAAGAGGCGGAATCCACCATCTTGCTCTGCTCAGAGTCCCACTTGCCCTGGAGGCCGGCCGTCTTCAGCGCGGACGCCACCTGCGTCACGGCCTTAGGGTGCGGCTTCTTGCCCTCCTCCATCTCCGTCTCGAGGCCCTTTCGGACTGCGGAGGTGAAGTGGATCCAGTCCGACGGCTCCTTCTTGGGGGCGTTCAGGTCCTTCTCCTTCTTGGCGCGCGGGGCCTTCTCCGAGAGGGGCATCTTGCCCTCGGAAATTCCCTGCAATGCCGCGCGAACGCCCTGCTCAATGAGGGCCTTCAGCTGCTCCGTGCTCACCTGGATGATGATGCTGGAAGAGGACATTTTAAACTTTGAATACTGTTGTAGTTTTCAAAGGATACTGTTTTTACTGGCCATCGCCCTTTCAATTTTTTTCATAAATTGAATGGGATGATAAAATTCTGAATGGGGCCTCTGGTACCCCTCTTATTTGGTATATCCGTTCAATTTTCAGATAAAATTGAACGGGCTCTGAGCGGTAAAATAGGTATCCCTTTGAAAACATAATACCTTTTCAAATGGCCTCTTCCGCCCCCGTAGCCTCTAAGAGGCCCTCGTGGAAGGATGATGCCGCCGCGTGGGTAGGCGAGGCGCGCAAGGACCCCGTGGTGGCCGCTGAGATGGACGCTCAGAAGGCCTCGCGGGAGGCCGAGGCGGCCGCTAGCAAGAAGCGCGCAGAGGAGGTAGCGAAGCGGTGTGCAGAGTTCCACGTCTGGCGCGTCGCTACGCCCTACGTGCAGATGCGCGTGCAGACCTCTGCGGGCGTGCGCGGCGGCGAGAGGGGGTGGGAGAAGGAGCCCACTACGGCGGTGAAGACGGTGCCGAACAAGGAGACGTGCCCGTGCTGTGGCGGAGGCCTCTCGCGCCAAGAGCGCAGCTGGTAAATAAAACAGAACAAAAAAACACTCTTATTTTCATTTTTTTATGAAAAAATTGACATAGACCCGCCCCCCATTCTCAGTACGGTTTCAGATACTCTCTCTCAAACCACCAACGCAAAAATGTCTACGCTCTCCCCCGAGACGCTCCTCTTCACGACGGAGCTAGACGCTGTTGTGGACCACGAAGAGACCTACGAGCTCTGCCAGCTCCGCCAGCGCCTCTACGACGACCGCAAGAGCCTCCAGATCCACAACCCGGATTCGGCCTATGCGAGCCTCCTCGGACTCGAGGGGCTCTACTGGAAGCTCCGGTTCTCGTGGGCCGATCTGCAGGACTACGTAGAGGAGGCCAACAACGCGCTCATTAACGAGGCGCGCGGCTTCCGCTCTGAGTGGCTCTGCGTGAAGGAGCTCGCTGATGGCTCTATCGTCCCTGACCGCCCGCGCCTTCACCGCCGCCAGACTCTGGCCGACTACGCGCTCTGCTCGGGCTCTGACGACTACCCCATCTTCGCGTGGGAGGAGGAGGACTATGAGGCCGCCACCTGGCCCTCGGAGGACGAGGAGGAGCGCATCCCCGGGGAGGACTACGACCAAGACGACATCAACAAGATGGACCGCCAGCTGAGCCGCGGATACTAAAGAAAACCCACAAAGACACGCACTCTTACAAAAAAAGACAAAACACTCTTTTTTTGTAAGAGCTCTTAGACCCATCTGAATAAAAATTGAATAGGATTATCCAGTGGGATTCTGTATCCCTACAGATACACACCTCTGTAAGAAACCGCAAAAGATGGCCTCTGTTCAGCGTCGCTCCGCGCGCGTCGCAGTGAAGAACTTCATCCTTGCGGAGGCCGACGCTGATCGCTTCATGAGCGCCGCGCGCCTCTGCTGGGAGCAAGGTCTTGAGCTATCTCCGCACGTTGTGAAACTCAGAGACATCGCCGATGCCTCTGAGGCACGGTGCACGCCCGCAGCAAAGAGACTGCTAGCCGCGTGCATCAACGACCAGCCCCTCCCTGGCTATCTGGAAGGGCTCCGTGATCTCGGCACTCTTTGGAACACCTTTGACCTCCCATCTGTGCTTGCCGAGATTGAGGCACTGGAGGAAGAGGAGCGCGCGGACAACCGCCGATTCCGCGAGCAGATCTCTGGTATGGGCTTCGGCCTGCAGCTCATTTGAAGAGAAAAAGACAAAAACAAGCCCCGCAAAAAGAAAAGACAAAAACACCTCTTTTCTTTTTACTGTAACGCCGTGAGTCTATTCTAACGAAGAATTGGCTTCGTTAGAATAGAAGTCAAACGACCTAACTTGTAATAAAATTAAACTTTACGCGCGGTAGAGAACAACTGTAGTGGAGGTGGCGATGCGAATAATGAAACGCGCAGACGTAGTAGCGGCAACTGTCACCACGCCAACGAGCGTCGTGCTACCATCACCAGCCGTAACCGTGGCAACGTTAGCGCTCGTGTTAATATATATGAACTCGCTTGTTGTTCCGACATAGGAGCCCATGGCGCTGATTATATCAGCGGTGGCGGGAAGATTAACGGGCTGGGTGCTGGTAGGGGCTTGAGTAACAACCCCGCCAACCGTCTGCGCGCCGGTCAACGTAAGGATGCCAGTGCCTGCAGCAAGAACGGGCTTCTGCTGGATAACAGAGCCACCTGTGGTGGTAATATTGCCAGCCGTAAAGATGGGCCCACCTAGGCGCGTGGCCGCGCCGCCCGCAGACTCAAGCGCGTCGCTTATCTCAATGGCCTTATCTGTGCTGTAGGTTGTGAAGATAGGTCCATTCGGGTCAATAAACCCGCGAACACCTGTCTGGGCATCATAGACGAGAACCCAATACTTGTTCGTCGCTGTAGTGCCGACAGTAGCGCCGCCAAAGGTGTCGCCAACTGCGAGACCTGGGTGGGTACCCGGGTAAAGCTTGTTTCCAGTCTCGCGGAGAATGCGGCCAGGGGGGCAGTTCACAGCAGAGAGAGCCACGCCGGTAGGGGCCGCGCTAATGGATGTAAGCTTCCCCTCCCTCTTTAGCGTGATGCTGTTGAGCTGAGTTGAGTACTGGAATATACCGCCGTTGAAGGCAGCCACTGCAATGTAAGAGTGCTCTGTGCGAGGAGATGCAAGGGGCATTATAGTATTGTATAAGATTTTTGCTGAGGTGCCTAGCAAGGGGTAAAATTGAAATATCGGTTGCCTAACCTCTTCGTATACTTACAGATCATCTTATCTGTAACATAAGCGCAAAGATGTCCTCTCTATGCGAGTGTGAAGGCCAAGGCCCCTCTCGCCTACACGCAGCGGAAGCTGCTTCTCTCGCACTGGAGCCCGCGTATCGCTAAGGCCGTCTGCCACAGCGTGTACCCAGACTTCCTCGGCACGTACGAGCAGCACCTCTGGCTCCTGACGCTCAAGGCGGCAGAGTCAGCGACGGGCCCCAAGCCCATGGGCTGGACGACGTATGCATGGGAGGCGAAGGAGAAGGGTGTGATGTTTCTGCAGCCGTATCCGCGCATCGAGGACACGCGCACCTGTAGCCCCTCTCACTACCTCCACTACATCATGCAGTGCGAGCAGTCGAAGATCAACGCTCTCCTCGCGGGTGCTTACCGCTGCTCCGCGCGTCTAAACGCCAAGTACCTCGCCAAGGCCCCGCGCCTCCATGAGGTCTACGCGGCTCTGCCCGAGACTCCTTCTCGGCGCTTTGATGAGGATGAGGATGAGGAAAAGCCTCGCCCACCCTCTGCTGCAGACATCAAGCTGCGCATTATGAGGCGCAAGGCTCTCAAGACCTGCGCAAAGGCGCAGATGATGCTCTCGCCCGATAATCTTATCGAGTACAAGGCAATCGCCTATGGCTGGACGCATCTGAGGAAGTACCGGTGATACTCAGAAATAAAGAAGCTCAAAGAGCTTCTTTATTGCAGAGTTTATCACCAGTTAGGTCGTTGGACTTCTATTTTAAGGAAGCCAAGGCTTCCGTAAAATAGAGTCACGACGTTACTCAGAAATAAAGAAAACCCACAAAAAAATTTACTTTTTATTTGAGCGGCTTCTCTTTCTCGTCTTGTTGCCACCATCCTGCTTGAGGTAGGAGAGGTCGCTGAGAACCTTGCGCTCATTGAATGCACGGATCGCATTCAGATTCAGCTGATAATCCTTAATTAGATGCTTCATCACACGGATTACGGAATCGTGTGTCCGGAGTAAATCCGTCTTCCAGTTCTGATAGGCGGGATCATTTACAGTCTCAAAGAGAGCATCCTTCAGGTGCGCCATACCGTTCAGAGTGCTCATCGCATACGAATACTGGATATCCTTATCTTTCACAGAGGTAATCCGCCCAACATGCTCGAGCTCTGAGTTCGCCCACATCATAAGACCCTTCGCAGTCGTCTCGTACTTCTTCGGAGAGGCCATTCTATATTTACTCTTACGATTTTTATATGTGTAAAATTGAAAGGTATGGGGCCACTTATCTCTATACGTTTCACAGTAATTACACTCTGAAACACTGCAGCAAAATGGCCTCTCACACCTTCTTCTGCTCCGAGGCTTACTGCGGCGTCCTGGTCGCGGCGAGTGGTAGTATCTGCAGCCTCTGTGATAGGAAGCATGTCTGCAACGGCGAGATGGACTATGAGCTCGCCATCAAAATCTGCGATGACCGCGGCGATCCACTCTGTCCGCAGCACAAGGCGCCCGTAGAGAGCTGCGAGACCTGCGGCTGCTCTGCAGAGTTCCGCGATGGCGAGCGCGTCTGCTGGTGCGACTCGTGCCAGAAGGACGGTTGTCAGTATGAGCACCACTTCAGCGGCGGGCCAGAAGAGCGTCTCAGCCCCTCCAACAAGCCCTCTAACTATTCCACTGGCAACCACGTGTGCAGTGGAGAGCGCCTTTGCGATGGATGGCCGCGGCTTCTTATCTGCGACGAGCCAACCTGCTCTATCCGCCGTCCCCGCTGCTGCGCCGACTGCGGATACACTCCAGAGGACGGCTACTTCAGCACCTTCCGTGGATCCCATCCGCTCTGCGAGCCTTGCGCAGAAGCAGCGTATGGCCCTCCATCCCCTTCAAACTGCCGCGAGCACACCGGGCATTGCGCCCGCGGCTCGCATAACTATGATCTCATCTGCTCCTCAGACAGGAGGGACCTTTGCTACGAGTGCAAGTAAACATACATAAAATCTTATTTATTTTTGATAAAATTGAACCGGTTGCCTCCTAACATCACAGTATCCCGTTTAACCGAACAAAATGGCCTCTCCCCGTATCATCACTGCTGAGGAGATTGTTGCAGAGCGCGTGCAGCTGCGGGAGCAGCTCGGCCACGTCCCGCACGGAACGGGTACCGGTTGGAGCAGTTACTTCTGGGTCTACTGCGACTGCCCCAACTGCAGCGAGTACTACGATCCCACGGGGGCAGAGCGGGCGAAGTATCTGAACATGGACCCGTCTTCCTTCTACACAGCCCAGAGCGACCAGCCCAGCTTCGCCTTCTCCAAGATCGCGAGCGAGTCCTTCCTCGCCGCAGCAACCCCTGGCTTCTACTTCGACGCAGATGCGCGTGTGCGGACCCTCGAGAGCTTTACTGAGCAGCTGGCTCTTTACCCGAAGCACATCCTCCACATTAGTGCGGACGGTGTGTGGAATCGGCTCGCCTTGGAGGAGAACCAGTGGGTTCGGAGCACATGGAAGAATGGCCGCAGTGTCTGGCACGCGGAGGGGGCGAACCCGCCTATTCCGTTCGAGACATCAAACGAGGCTCTTCAGAAGCGGCTCAAGGAGCTCTTCGCATAAACCATAAAAAATTTGACTTCCTTACTCACTTCTTTTTCAGTACCCCCTCTCACCTGCAACGCAATAATGGCCTCTTTCCTCGCCCGCCTCATGGGCCGCCGCTCAGCGCGTGTTGCTCCCGCACCTGAGAAGATCCGCCCGCCCCTGCACTGCCATATCTTCTGGTCGGCTACGCGCACACGCCACTTCGCACGGATTCTCACTGGAGATCCGAAGCGGCGCGGAACCTACGATGAGAACATCCGCCTCCTGAACGCGGCGTATAGCAAGAAGGTTGGCATGGAGGCACACGTCCGCCTCTTCATCCAGAAGGTAAACCCGATTCTCTTTGCTCGCGCAATGGGGTGGAATCCGCGAGTTGCACGTAAGCTCATCGGCTATCATTCTTGGTCTACCCTCTACAACATGGTGATGCGCTCGAAGTGCGAGCACTGCCGCACCATTGGAAACACACTTCTTATCTAAAAACGCTGCTCCTTATTTATTTTTACTGTGATTCGCTAGTAAAATTTGAACCCGCCCGCACCAAATGCGTCCATTTACATCGCAACAAATGGAGGCCGATATGTTCAACATCATCATTTCCCTGGGGATCCTTCTTGTCTCAATCAGCTTTGCCTTCTGCGCTAAGATTAGGGACGCAGAAAGAATCGTGCCCATTCCAGAGGACCACGGGATTCCAGAGGAGGATAGGGTTCTAGCAAGTGCAGAGGATGAGGACACCGATGAGGCCGAGACAGATGACACCGATGATAAGAGTGACTCTGAAGCAGTAGACGCTGAAGCAGTAGACGCTGAAGCACTAGAGGCTGTTCCCCCTGCACTAGAGGCTGTTCCCCCTGCACTAGAGGCTGTTCCTCCTGCACTAGAGGCTGTTCCTGGAGGAGGTGGCCCTGAAGGAGAAGAGATGGCCAAGCCCGAGCTCGACTACCTCAAAGCCCAACTCGCCTTTTATCGCGGGGAGAAGGAGGTGTGTGAGGCAAAGATGAGAAACCCCACCATCACGCTGGATAACTATGAGCTCCTGAAGAAGCATTGGGACGGGCTCACTGCGATGATCACTGGCGTGGAAGAGGTTATCGCCTAAAAAAATTGAAACAAACGGGATACCCAGACAGGTATCTCCTCTAACGACAACATGGAGTACGAGCCCAAGGACCGTCGCAAGAAGAAGGACAAGGCGCGCGAGAAGTTCGAGCGCAACGGTGGACACACCGCCGCTCATGCGCGTGCCTACGAGCAGCGCATCAAGGACATCTCAAAGGGCAAGGGTAAGGGCAAGTAAAAATTGAAAACGGACACGGTAAGTATTTTTTGTATCCCTTTCACAGACAAAATGGACTGCTTCGATTGTGGTAGCGCACTAACAGAGGAGGAGACCCGCCAGTTTTCTCTGGACCCCGAGTTTCGCGTGAACAGTCGCTGGGATCACGAGGCCGGCATCGATGTTCCTCTCTGCGATCTCTGCATCGCCTCCCCTAGCACACCGTCTATCTCAAGTGAAGAGGAAGAAGAGGAAGAGGAAGAGGATGAGATCTTTGAGGTCTACTGCGACGAGTGTGGACACGGCATTTACGGTGCGTGTGAGGAGGATTACACAGGGAGCACCATCGTACCTCTATGTGAATCCTGCAACGAACCTGCAGACGATGTCCTTTACGAGTGAAAAATTTGAACCATTGCCCCCCTGCACAAAGGTATCCCCTTTCAAACGATAAAATGCCTAAGAACATGCAGAAGTCTCTTCGTGGTATCGAGCGGAAGGCCAGGAAGAATGATCGTGTTGAGACAGATGCTCTGGACGACCCCGATGTTCTCTTTGGTCGCACGGTGAAGCACCTTGGCCACGGCCAGTTTACAGTTATGGTACAAGACCCCGATCACCGCGAGCGACTCATCGAGGTGATTGCAAAGATCATCGATAAGAACACAATGCGCATCGCGATCAACGACCTCGTGATCGTAGTGAAGAGCGGAAAGTCCTTTGAGCTGAAGGGCAAGCTCTCCACCAAGTCGGCCAAGAAGCTACGGAACGATAAGAAGATCCAAGCCGCCCTTCTTCAGGAGGCGACCGAGGACGATCTCTTCTCCTCTGAGGATGAGGAGGCAGAGATCAACGTTGATAACATCTAAAAAAGATACCTTAGAATAGAATGGAGTCAAACAGAAAAGAAATTTTTGCACGTAATCGCAGCGCGGCCAAGAAGAATCTTACACGTAAACTTGGGCGCAATCCCTCCGCCGCAGAGATTCTTGGCCTTGTTGGTGTCCGGCGGCGCGGGGAGAGCGAAAATTCTTTTTATGCCAAGGTGCAACAGGGTGCAGAAAGCAGAGCGGCACTTGCGGCGGAGGCGAAGGCTGCTGGCGCTGCTGCCGCGGCTGCGGTTCGCATGAAGATGAAGGCGGCGAAGATGGAGGCCAAGCTCCTCATGGCGTCGAACACTCTCGTACAGGGCCTTACAAAGAAGGCGCGTACCCCTGAACAGAAGACTGCCGCCGTGACAATGGGTTCAATGACTAAGAAGGCCGCGCGCGGGCAAGCAGCAATCATGAAGGAGGAAGCGAGAAAGATAGCCAAGGCTGCCAAGATGGACGCGAAGGTGGCGAAGGCGGAGGCGAAGGCGGCTGCAAAGATCGAGGAGGCAGAGATCTATGAAGGACAGAAGGCTGCAGCGGCGCAGAATCTCCGCTCTGTTCTTGGGAAGAACCCGCGGATGGCAAATGTCCTACGCCTCGCGGGCCTTCGGCGCTCAGGTGTAAATGTAAGTGTGAATGATTTTCTCAAGGTATCACGCCACGGACGAAGTATGAAAAATAAGACTTCGTCTACAGCAAAGAGGGGTGAACTCAACGCCTTCTCACCCGAGATGGACCCGTGCGCGCAGTGCGAGTTAAAGAAGTTCCTCGAGAAGGAAGATTAGTATTTCATAAGGTGCGGGAAATAGCATCGTATGAGTAAGATGGATAACAACATAAAAATGTAGATCGATATTTCTAGATTTTTATTTCTCTTTGAGATGATCTCAATACCAAAGAACACAATACCCCACATTGAAATCCATAGAATAACATTGATAAAAGAGCTCATAAGGAATGTCGGCGTATCCTCTTGTCTTTTTTCAAGTTCGCACGTCATCTCTATAGTATACTGCTCAATTTATAATTGCAGCGTTATTCCTTGGCCACCCGCTTAGCATTCACAACGCGCTTCTTCGTAAGGTTCAAGGCCTTATTGGCTTTTGCGAGTATTTTCTTTGCACGCGTAACTCTCCGGGTGGCAGCAACTACGCGCTTCTTCTCGGCCTTCACACGATCGTGCTTCATTATATTTAGCAAGGACATATTTATTTAAAGGTAAGGCCATAAAGCCTATAGATGAAAGTATCTATTGATATCACAGGGTATCTAGGTAAACAATTCTATATCGGTAATCACTTCTTTGAAATTGCCGCAGCCTACGCATACGCGCAGCGACACGGCAGAGCCCTCTATCTTCCTACGCGGGGCGCTGGCACAGAACCTTTCATCTACTCGGGATATTTCGAGAAGTGTCTACCCTTTGTTCGAGATCTTGAAGGCGACGTTGCTAGATATTCTGAGCCCGCCTTCTCTTATAATGAGATTCCTGCAACTAATCTGCCCGGGGTGTGTTTACAGGGATATTTTCAGAGCGAGAAGTATTTTGCAGAGTATGCGGCCGAACTTCGTATACTCTTTCACCCCCCTCCCTCTATTTCATTAAAGGCGGTCGAGAGATGGGGGGCTTATCTTGGCTCTCCAGAGACGCATGTGCTTGTGCATGCGCGGCGCGGAGACTATCTGAAGGCGGCGGCGTTCCATAATCCATTACCCTTGCAGTATTTTCTGAATGCCATGGCGGAGATGAGAAAGCATGTGGCCTCGCCCACCTTTATTCTTATGTCGGATGAACCAGAGTTCTGGAAAGATATCTCCGATGATTCTGTCATCGTGGATGAGAAAGATCCTGAAGTCGCCCTATGCTTTATGACTCAATTCAAGAACTATATTATTGCAAACAGCACCTTTTCTTGGTGGGCCTCCTATCTCTCCCCTTTTGCCGACCAGGGACTCGTGATTGCACCAAAACAGTGGTTTGGTCCATCAGGGCACCGAGATACTGCCGACGTATACAGAAGGGGAATGATTCTTATTGATCAGGTCTAACTCGATCCACTCATACAGTTCACGAAGCCCCTCTTCTAGCGAAATGCGGGGCGACCACCCAAGAACCTCTCGGGCCTTTGCGGCATCTGCACAGCGTCCACGATCTCCCTCGGGCTTTGTACGATCGTACTGTATCTCAATCTGTTTTCCAGAGACAGCCACGATCTTCTTGGCGATCTCACGAATCGATGTACAGGTCTCAGGACCCACTTGAATAACGCCATGGCCCAGACCCTTTCTCATTCCAAGTACAAGAGCGTCGACGGCATCTTCTACATGAAGAAAGGCGCGACCCTGCTCTCCAGATCCCCAGACAACAAAGGGTTCTGCAGGATACTCGATCGCCTTGCGAATTAAAGAGGGAATTACCTGGGATCGTGTCCCATAGTCGCTCGGCGAACCGTAGACGTTGTGGAATAGAATCGAACACGTCTTCTTTTCCGTTTCCCTTCCTAAGAGATCTGTCTCGTAGCAGCCCATGAGCTTGCTCCACCCATAGGATGTCTCAGGATCTGCGGGATAGAGCTGGTCTTCATGCAGCTGCGACGTGAGAGAGTTCTGGAGAGCCTTGGGAAAACTGCATGCGGTTCCCACATTTACGAAGGCCTTCACTGTGGGGCTTCGCCTCACAGACGCAATCACGTTGGAATTAATCATCAGATTCTTGTGAAACACCATTCCTTCGTTTGCACATACATAGTCGATCCCTGCAACAATGTCGGCAAGGTGGATCACTGTGTCGATTTCATAGTCCTCTAGAAGATCATCGAGCTGCCGAGGCTCCGCGAGGTCTCTCTTGAAAAAATAGACTTGGCCTTCGACATCCCTTATATTGTCAAAAGAGCCTCTCCAGAGATTATCAACGATGTAGATGGAATCTCCGAATCCACTATCGACAAGCCTCTTTACAAGACGAGATCCTATCATTCCAAGTCCACCTGTAATAAGAATCTTTCTTGGGGTGTGCATCTATAGACAACGTAGACCTAAACCTTAAGTGCGGACTATACTATAGAGAAGATGGCGAAGAAAGAGATCTGTTTATCGATACCGCTTCTGTGCGCGATTCCAACATTTTATGAAGAGGCAGGGCAACAAGATATTGCGCTGGCTTTGCAGTTGGGCGCAGAGGCAGTGATTCACTTGAAGGGGAGTGCAATGGAGAAGATTCGCAATGAGACCCATTCAGAGTCCGTAAAGCATTATGAGGGAGAGGTCGCAGCAGTGAAACGCGAGGCGGCGAAGGAGAGGGAGAAAGTGGAGGAGCTTTTGCGGAAGGCGAATCAATCCCTCCGGGGCCAGGAACAGACCCTACAGGAGTATCGCGAGAAGTGCCAGAAGGAGGCTCGGGCTTCCACCCTTGAACTCGTCGCAATGAAGGATAAGCAGATCTATGAACTTCGTGAGGAGCTGGCGCGGAGCATGGATTCAATGGGAAGGAAGTTCGATACTCTTCATAACAGTCTTGTGAAGACACTCAGTTCTTCTAAGGAGAAGGGTGAGCTTGGAGAAGGAATTATGGAGGATCTCATCAAGAAGGCATATGATTGCGATGTGTCGATTATTTCGCGGGGTCGCGAGACAGCTGATATTCGCATGACGCGTGCAGAGGGTGCCTATTTCTGGGAGGTGAAGAACTATACTCGCATGGTCTCGAAGGAGGAGGTGGAGAAGTTCAAGCGCGACTTGCGCCTTCACCCTGATGTTCGCGGTGGTATACTCGTATCTCTCAATCAGGGTATTGTGGGAAAGACCCGGGCTGGAGATATTGATCTCGAGTTTCTCGAGGATGGGCGATTTATTCTGTATTTGAGCCACCTGCTCAAGAAGGATGATGTGATTTTCTACTTGCAGACGCTGCGCCCTTTTTTGGAATGCATGGAGCAGAAGAAGCATGTTGCTGAGGAGACCTCTGATCTACAGCAGAAGTCGAGGCTCATTCTAACGTTGATGCGATCTCATGAGCAGAGTATTATGAAGCACAAGAATTCCATTACGGGCCACAAAGCTCGTATTGCCGCGATGTTCACGGAGTTCCAAGCCTATCTGAGCGAGTCCGAATCACAGGTACGGACACTTCTCCGTGTCGCTGTGGGATCTGAGGATGAGATGGAGGGGCTAGTGTCCGATACGTCCGCGACTCTCCCCCTTCAGATCTTTTCGAAGGATACATTGGCCGCTTATTCTGAGAAGGAGAGGGAGTTTGTGAGGTGGATCTTGGAGGTCTGCAAAGTGAACGGGGATGGGGAAATCCAGATTATTGAGTTAATTGGAAAAGGGAAGGGGTCTGGATTCAGCGAGAAGTTTGTTCGTGGTGCACGGGAGTGTTTTCAGGAGGGGGCTTGGAAAAAAGGGGCGCAGGTGATTCGTGGACTTTCTTGGATATAGAAAGACACTTATTGTATTTGTATTCTTCATTGTAGCATATGCGGAATTTTTCTATAAACGACATTACCTTGCACATTTCATATTCATTGGACAGGGCTTTGCAGTCCATTTATGGTTCAGAAAGAAATTTAATCTCTTTATAAAGTAGATGACAACTCCTAAGATGACAACTCGGAAGCGCAAGCGCAATTCACCTTTTGTAAATGTTGTTGCAAAGGCTATGGGATTATCCAGAAGTGAACTCTACAATCAGCGTAAGAAGCGTGGACTGCTTGGGCATTTCAAAAATAATGCGTTCGTACGGAGTGTTTCGGGAGGAACACGGAGGAGAAGACACTGAAAATTTGAACCCCACATATCCTTTTCGTTATGAACGAAAAGGATGAGTGGAAACGCCGAGTTTACCGCAG